TCAGTTCAAGCGGCGGATCAACCGCAACGATCCTGTTGCGAACATTTACCGCAATGCGATTGACCTGAACCGCTACAGCAACGCGGTTGCCAATCAAGTGGTGACGGCATACAACGACGTGATCCTCAGCGCAGTGGATGACCTGCGGCGTATCGACATGGGCGTTGCTACAGCAGGTGGTGGCATCGTCTCTCCAGCCAGTTACCAGGCGCAGCGTTTACGCGTCATCATTGCTCAATTAAAAGAATCACTAGATACCTGGGCTGGATCAAGCACCGCTCTGGTATCTCAGGAGCTACAAGGCTTGGCCGAATTACAGACACAATTTGTTACAGAACAAATTCGACTTGCCATTCGTGGTGGTGTAACCAGCGCTCGTGAACTGCTGCCATCTCAGATTGATGCTTTACAGATGGTGCAGACCGTGCAGGTGGCACCTAACTTTGCCGCAACCGTTGTCAGTGTTGACCCAACTGCAATCAATTTCACGCTGCCTGGCACTGGCGCTTTCAATCTGACTGCTGGTCAAGGTGCAGCAATCACACTGCCAAACGGCCAAATTGTCGAAAAAGCATTTCGTGGTCTAGCTGAATCACAGGCGCAGATGTTCAACACCGTTGTGCGAAACGGTTTGTTGACAGGTGAATCAGCATCGCAGATCACAAGGCGCTTAATAGGCAGCCTTGATTTTGGCCAGAAAGCCATGTCAGTCAGGCAACGTGCCCAAGCAGGTGGCGAACTCACAAAAATGGCCAACAATCAAGTGTTGACCATCGTTAGGACCAGTATTCAGGACGTCAGCAACCAAGCCAGTCAGCAGGTCTACAAAGCCAATCAGGACATCACAAGAAAATACCGTTACGTCGCCACGCTTGATGGTCGCACGTCTGCCATCTGCCGATCACTTGATGGCCGCGAGTTCAAATACGGCGAAGGTCCAACACCGCCAGTGCATTTCAATTGCCGTAGCACAACAATCCCAATCATTGATTACAAAGCGTTGGGTATACCAGCACCAGACTGGGGCACTGGACCAGACAAGCGTGCTTCAGTAGATGGTCCGGTGTCTGGCAATTTGAACTATGGCGAATGGTTGAAGCAACAACCCAAGGCATATCAAGATCAAGTTCTTGGTCCAACCCGTGCCGCATACTTCAACAAGATCGCTGAAAAGGTTGGCCCGCGTGATGCCTTGGCACGCATGGTGCGTGAAGATGGCAGCGAAGTAACGTTGGAACAACTTCAGCAGCGATATGGAAACCCCTAGGCTCCGTTACTACCTTGATGGCCGTGTTCAATCCGATTGGGTTGAAGTCGTTGTTGGCGAGGCTGTTGTAGTCGCAAGGCTACAGAAAGTGGAAGACGGCACTATCCAATGGGTTGATCAGTCAGGCCTACCATTAGGACATACGGAATCTCTTACCCATGGCCAAGAAACCGACGAAAGCCGACAAGAAAGTGGCAAAGGTGATGGGGGAATTCAAGCGGGGAACACTGCAAAGCGGCAAACCCGGTCCAGGCAAAGGCCCCAAAGTAAAAAGCCGTAAACAGGCAATCGCCATCGCACTAAGCGAAGCAGGCAAGACCCAGAAGCCCGCCAAGAAGAAAAAGTGATCACCTATCGCGGCGAGCAATTTGACGGGTACAACAAACCCAAACGGACGCCAAAGCATCCAAACAAGTCCCATGCCGTATTGGCAAAGGATGGCGAAACCGTCAAGTTGATCCGCTTCGGTCAGCAAGGCGTGAGTGGCAGTCCACCGCGCAAGACCGAATCAGACGCTGACAAAGCACGGCGCGAGGCATTCAAAAGCCGCCACGCAAAGAACATTGCCAAGGGCAAACTGTCAGCAGCATTTTGGGCGGACAAGCAGAAATGGAGTTAACCGCGTTCCTGCCGGTTGATCCATTCTTTCAGCGCCACCACATAGCCACGCAATAGATCCGCCTGCTTCAGGTGCCACACTTCACCAGTGGCTAGATACAGCCGTACATGATGATCCACGCCTTGTAACGCCTGCTTGATTACAGGATTCCATGGCTCCCGAACAGGCGTATTCCACTCGCGATTGGCCACGACTGAAAAGCGTCATACACTATCTATGTAACCCTACGGGCTATTCATGACTGACGATGTGATCCAGGAACCTACGGCGACTGGTGGTGACGACACAGAAATGCTCAAACGCAGCATTGAAGCGTTGGAACGCAAAAATTATGAGTTGATTGCCAAACTCAAGGAAAACAAAGCCAAAACACCAGCTTTGCCTGATGGCATCAATATCGAAGAACTGCTGGAGTTCAAACGAAATCACGAACAACAGCAGCTCGAACAACAAGGCAAGTACAGCGAAGCGCGGCAGGCTTTGGAGCAACAGTTCCGTGAAGCAACTGCACAAAAAGACCAACGCATTGCTGAACTTGAAATCAAAGTTCGTGAACTTGAACTGATGACGCCAGCAATGACGGCATTGGCTGAAATTGTTCATGATCCCGATCTGGTACTTAAATCAAAACTGTCGCCAGACAAGATTGAACGCGAATCCGACGGAACGGTGGTCGTGGTAGATGGTTACCAGCGCACACCCGTTCAAGAATGGGCAAAAACCTTGCCATCGTGGATGCAGAAAGCACCCAAGCCACAAGGCAGTGGTGCGCCAGCAGCCAGGAATGTATCTGGCGACGTAATGCTCAGCAGCAAAAACCCTTTCAGCCAGGAACATTTCAACCTAACTGAACAGTCACGGTTGTATAAAACAGACCGCGATATGTATGATCGATTGAAAGCAGCAGCTAACCGTTAAGCTGTATGCACGAGCTGCAAGGCTACGCCGAGCTGCTGGGTTACGCCCAAACCTGTAAACACCCTTCTGGAGAAACATCGTGGCGACTCTTCGCTCTGATGTCATCATCCCCGAGGTATTTACTCCCTATGTGATTGAACAAACCACGGTGCGGAACCAGTTTCTGCAAAGTGGCGTAGTTCAACCCATGGCGGAATTGAATGCCACCGAGGGCGGTGACTTTGTAAAAGTTCCTTTCTGGAAAGCCAACCTCAGTGGCGACGCTGAAGTGTTGACTGATTCCAGCAGCCTGACTCCCGGCAAAATCACTGCTGATACTCAAATCGGCGTGATCCTGCACCGTGGTCGTGCTTTTGAATCTCGTGACCTAGCAGCTTTGGCTGCTGGTTCTGATCCGATGGCTGCCATCGGTGCCAAGGTTGGCGAATACATTGCCAACCAACAGCAAAAAGACCTGTACAAGTGTCTTGAAGGTGTATTCGGCAGCCTGACCGGCTCCGATTCGCCTGCCTTTGATGCACTTCGTTTTGACACCAGCGGCATGACCGCACTGGGTCCTAAACAGGTTGCTATGGCCCGCGCCAAACTTGGCGATCAAGGCGACAAGCTGGCTGCTGTTGCTATGCACAGCGCCTGCTACTACGACCTGGTCGAGCGCAAGGCAATTGATTATGTTGCCAGCACGGATGCTCGTGGCACTTCCACCACTCAATCTGGTGGTTCACTGGTTTCCGCTTATGGCAGCGACTACACCGTTCCCACCTACATGGGTCTGCGTGTAATCGTTTCTGATGACATCACCAACAGTGGTGGCAACTACGCTTGTTACTTCTTCACCGATGGCGCTATCGCCACTGGTGAACAGCAAGCACTGCGTACCGAGACTGACCGGGACATCCTGGCCAAATCTGACGCCATGGCTGTTGACTGGCACAACGTGTTCCACCCCGTTGGCGCCAAGTGGGCGGTGACCACCACCAACCCCACCCAGGCACAACTGGCAACCGTTGGCAACTGGTCGAAAGTGTACGAAACCAAGAACATTGGTATCGTCCGCGCGACCATCACGTCCAACTACGACTGATAGGAGGACCTAACCATGGCTTCGATTTTTGAACTCGGTGACATTCCTGGCGGCCTTCTGCCAGGTCAGTGCACCTTGGCGAATGTTACCAACACCGCCACTCTGACCGCTGCACAGTCGTATAACGCGATTGTGCGTGGTATTCCTACCAGCACTGCCACCTATACGACAGAAAGTGCTGCCAACATTATTGCCGCCATTGGTGGTGATTGTGCTGTTGGCACTTGCTTCCGTCTGGTTGTGCTGAACGCTGCAGCTAGCGCCATCACCATCACCGTTGGCGGTGGTTCTGGCGTGACTGTTTCTGGTGTTGCCACCATTGTGCAGAACGCTTCCAAGGAGTTCATTGGTTACGTTTCTAACGTGACTGCTGGTTCCCAAGCGATTACCCTGTATGGTCTTGGCTCTACTGGATCTGCTGTTGCCTAATGGGTCTGTTCGCTTTTAGGCGACTGCGTGAACGGGAGGCTGCCTCAAATGAGGCGGCCTCTTTTCCCGTTGAAAAGCCAGCTACTGTAGAAGTAGCACCAGAAGAAATTACCGAGTCAGTCAATGGCAATCAGCCTCGACGCAACAGTGGGCGGCGCACACGCCAACTCCGCCCTGACGCTGTCTGATGCCCAGGCGATTGTTGATGGGATGGTGCAAGATGCCGACGTGACGGCATGGGGCTCTGCCACAACAGATGCCAAGAATCGGGCACTCTATACCGCTGCACAGAGGTTGGATCGTGAACGTTTTCTTGGTGCTCGCGCTACTGACACCCAGTCAATGCAATGGCCACGAACTGGTGTTCGCAAACCAGACACCTACATCAACACATACGCTGTCGGTTTCCCGTTTCGCATTACCACTGACTATTACACCGACACTGAAATCCCAGACCAGATCAAACGCGCCCAGGTGGTGCTGGCCATTTATCTCAACAACAATACGGACGGATTAGGCCTTACTGGCCTTGAGGATTACAAAAACGTCAAGATCGGAAGCCTTGACGTAACGCCAGCACAAAGCATGGGTGTCGATAAGGTGCCACCATTGATGGAACGTTATCTGACTGGCCTTAGAATCAGTGGACCAGGCAACATTGCAATTCGTCGGAGCTGACCATGTCTGAATACGCAATTGGTTTTGAATACATCAGTGACACGGCTGCTCATACGGGTCGCTTTTATGAGCTGGTGGCATTTGAAGATTCTGTAATTGCAAGCGCAGTTGCTCAAAACATTACTGGCAACACCTTTACGAGTGTGCCACTGAAAGCTGGTCAGTCTGTTGAGGCTGTCTTCACTAGCGTCACTCTGGCATCTGGCAAAATTGCCGCATACAAGATTTGATCATGAGCGACACCAATCTTTTAGGTATTGATTACGCCAAGGGCGCGACCTTTATTGGTAACACCGCAACGCATACTGGGCGATGGTGTGCAATTCATTTCACAACCAACTGTATTGTTGACACGCTTGTTCCACTGAACTGGGACGGTGAAACTATTTCCGGACAGTCATTTTCGGCAAACTCCACGCTGTATGGAGTCTTTACCAGCATCAAACTACAAAACGGCCACTGCGTTGCTTACAGGCTCTGATGGCACTTGCAACTTCGCTACGCAAAACAGCCTCAAAGTTAATGGCCAAATTTGGTGGTAGCGTCACCTATCGCCAGGTCAGCAGTGGCACGTATAACGCCACGACTGGTGCCATCACAGAAACTGCAACTGACTACTCAATAAAAGGCGTGCTGGAGGATGTTAATAAAAGCGAAGTGAATGAATTGGTACAGGCAAACGACAAGCGACTAATCATTGCCGCTGCTGACCTGAGCATCACTCCCAGCACTGCTGATCGTATTGTCATCAGTTCTGTATCCCATCAAATCATTCGGGTACAGACAATCGAGCAAGACAATACGCCAATCACCTATGAATTGATTCTCAGGGCATAACCATGGCACGCCGCATCAACATTGGGGATATTGGTCGCTACAGCGAAGAGAAATTGAACACCCTGATGCGTGTGGTTGTGCTGGAAACAGATCAAAGAGTTAAGTCAGAAAGCCCGGTGGATACTGGTCGTTTTCGTGCCAGCTGGATCATTGGCGAAAATCAGATCGGCAATTATGACGGTGGAGCAGGCGGATCAACTGAACCAAAAGGTCTGAACTATACCATTGGCACTGAACGCATAGAAAATACATACAACATACACAATTCATTGCCATACGCTGAACCGCTTGCCAATGGTCGCAGCCAGCAGGCACCAGCAGGATGGGTTGACATCATTGCTAGGCAGATGACAAACCGTGCCAAGCAGCTTGCTGATGCCATTGGAGGGCAAGACTGATGACCGCATTAAATCTCAACACTGTTCGCGCCACGATTGAAGGCCGTCTTGCAACTGAATTGGCAGCATCGCCAGTTATTCCAGTTGTGTTTCACAACATGGCGTACACGCCAACACCAGGCAGTACCTGGGTTCAATGTTTAATTAGCTTTGGCACCAATCGTTATATGACAATGGGCAGCACTGCTGGTGCAAGCAATAGTGTCGTTGGTGTTGTTGTGATCAATATCTTTTCCGCTAAAGGTGTCGGATCTGGTGCCAATTTGACCGTTGGTAAAAGAGTGCGAGACCTTTACAATAGAATCGACGTATCAGGGGTTCATTTTGATCCCCCAACGGGCCCAGAGGTGGTGGCCACGCCGTCTCCCGAAGGGTACTTCCAAACTCAGGTCAGAATGACCTTTGAAACCTTCGAGGACCTCTAA